ACATCTTGGTAAATTGCGAGTTGGTGTAATCCCGACGGCCATTCCCATGGTTTCCAATTTCATTGCTATTGTTCATGCCCATTTCCCAAAAATCACCTTTTCGATTGAGACGATGAGCGCCTCTGAACTTATGCAAAGGCTTGGTGATTTTGAAATTGATATGGTTGGCCATGCAACACCGGGAACTATTCCCGCAGCCAGTGCCATTTTTAGATCACTGGGGTTATCTGAAACGATTAGTGTGGGCGTAAATGTTGCTTACACTTTAGTGAGTGAAGGTGATGAAAGCTGTACTATTTACTATTTCTTGGATGGCCACAGACACATCATAACCGGTTGCAAGGGCAAAGCGTCTTATTCCATTACGCCAGATGGTAAATTGCGTTTAAAGTGTTCAATGGTGGGTAATTATAATGCACCTACGGCAGTCGCCTTTCCTACGGTTACGTTTGCTAATTATCAAAAAGCGCTTAGCACTAACCCAACAACGATCCAAAACTTTTTATTACATGGTTGGACGGGTGATGTGAGAAGTATTGAGTTTGATACCGGTAGCGATATTCAAGCAGACGTTTTGCTAACAAAGCGTGAATCTGTGTTGGCAGGTAGAAGTTCAAGTGGTTCAATTGTTTTAGAAAACCCAGATTTCACCTCCAAGAACTGGTTTAACGCGATTGATAGTGATGATGTTGGCGCCATGAGTTTTGATGTGAATGAAGGTGCTGGGCGAATTTGTGTCATTTCTCACCCGCAGGTTCAGTTGCTTGAGCCAAAATACGGTAATGAGAAAAATAAAGCCACACTAACCGCCAATCTCAATATATTTCCAGATAGAACTAATCAGCTATCTGAATTTACCTTTACCTTTTCTTAGCCGGTTTTTAAGGATTATTAATGTTTCAATTAGCTGATACAAGTAAACCGGTCAAGTGGCCGGTTGAGTTTAAATACCCAACTGACAAGGGTGAAGCAGATGTTAAGTTTTATGCTTTGTTTTATTTTAAAACGGAAGAAGAAATAAAAAAGCTTAATGATTCAATGAGCGATGAAAAGTTTCTTCAATCGGTTGTGCATAGTTTTGAAGAATTAAAAGACAGTGATGGTAAAGCGATTAAAGGTTCTAAGTCTGATGTTAAAAAATTGTGCTCTATTACTCGAATAAAACATGCATTAATTAATGCTTTTTATGATTTTAATAGTGGTGACCTAAAAAACTTTGTGAGGCAGTAGCTCGTTGGGTTAATGGATCTATTGCCGACGATAGTTTTGAGGATGATTTAGATGATTTAAATTGTCCGGAAGAAATTAAAGCCGAACTGCTAGGTAAAAATGACGATGTTTTTTTAATTTGGCCTAACAATATAAAAGTATGGAATGCTTTTTTAACCGTTAAAACTCAACTAAAATTTTGCAAAACATACGGTTGGACAGGATTTGATTATTCTGCCGTTGAGTCTGGTTTTAAAATGGCAAACATAAAAACAAGCGCTCTCTTTTTTGACAAGTTTAGATTGGTAGAAGTCGAAGTGATTAAGCAACTCAACAATAAGCGAAATAATGAATAGCACTGATCATACTTTACGAATACGCATTACAGGTGATACCGCCGAAATTGTTGGCGCATCCAAAAAAGCCAGTAATGCGGTTAAAGGTGTGGGAAACCAATCTAAGCAAACAACATCAAAACTCAACCGATTAAACTCAGCTACAAAACGCGCGGCTGGACCTGCACGAGAACTTTCTGGTACTTATTCGATATTACGCGGAGCCATTGCCGGTGTTGGAATAGCTTACGGTGCAACCAAATTAGTTAATACCATTGGTGAAACTCAAACACTTAACATTCGCTTAAAAGAGCTGTCTGGCTCAACGGAAGAATACGCCGCTAATCAAGAGTTTTTGCGAGATTCCGCTAGAAAATTGCGTAAAGATTATTTTGTTTTAGGGGATGGTTATTCGAAAATTTTAGCCCTGCAAAAAGGTGGATTAACCACGCAAAAAGAAAGCAAGCAATTATTGATTGGTTTAGCTGATGCGGCTTCAGCTTTGGGTGCAGATAACACTCAATTGGGTCAATCTCTTTTTGGAATGTCGCAAGGTTTAGCTTCTAGCAAATTAAAAATGGAAGAGCTTAACCAAGTCACAGAGCCAATGCCAGGCTTGTTGCAAGCAATGGATAAATCTTTAGGGTTGGCATCTGGTGGATTTAGACAAATGGTTCTTGATGGACAAGTAACATCTTCTTTTTTCAAAGAAACTTTAATTAAAGCCTTTGCTGAGTTTGAAGGTGCATCGGAAAGAGCTGGTGAAACTATACCAGGTGCAATGACAGATATTGGTAACGCTTATGTTGAGGTTGCGGGGCTTTTGGAGCAACCTATTAGCTCTGCGTTGGTTCCCGTTTTAGAATCCGTTGCAAGCGGTCTTCGCGCTTTACCTGAATATGCCGATGAAGCAAAAACACTCTTAATTATTTTGTCCAGCTTTGCAGCCGCCAAATTTATACCAGCATTATTTATCAGCATGAAAGCGACAGCGTTAAGCGCGGCGGCAGCTTTTACAACAACCGGCGTTGCTACTAACAATATGGGGCAAAAATTAAAGCAAGCTACCGTGTTACAAAGAGGGCTTAACTTTGCAATGGCGGGTTTGCCTGGTCTTGCTGTCGGCGCGGCCGTTGCGATTGGTTCATTTATTTTTGCCAGTGATGATGGTGCAGAATCAGCCGAAGATTTTTCTAAAAAGGTTGATGCGCTATTAGGTAATTTTTCTAAGTTAAAAGAGCAACAACTAAACAAGTCTTTGAAGGAAGGAAATAAGGGATTAGAAGAGTCGACAATAGAGGTTTCAACCCTTACTGAACAAATAAAACGGCTCAACAAAGTGGTTAAAGAGAGTAACGGAGATTTTAAGGATGCGTTCAATACGGATGTAGAAAAGCTAGCGAGATTAAAAAAACAACTTTCTGAATCATTGATTTCTTTTTCTCAATACAAACAATCAGTCGTTGAAATAACGGTTGCTTTAAAAAAAATGAGTAAAGGGACTGATGGTGCTTCCGACTCTACAGATAGGCACGGTAAGAAAACGCTAACAACAAAATCAGCCATGGAAACTTACTCAAAAACTTTGGCGACTCAAGTTTTACTATTTGGTAAATCAAAACAAGAAACTCGGCTTTTAAATGTTGAGTTGAAAATATCGGCAGAGCGCGCAAAACTAAGTAAGTTTGCGACGGATGCGCAAATTATTAGTTTTGAAGAGTTTGCTACTAAAGCGCGAGAGTCTGCTACAGCTTTAAACGTGCTTAGTTCAGCTCAAGAGTCGTTTGAGCAATTTAGTAAGCAAAACCAACAATCAGCTCAAATTATTGATTTGGCGTCTGTTAGGGCTAAACAACTTTCTGATGAAGCGGGGCATTATGCCGCCAGTGCTAGTTTGCGAGCGAATGCGCACGAGTCTCGACTAGCTCAAATAAACAACGACTTTATTAAAGAAGGCGCACTACGCATAGCAAGTTTCGAGTTAGAAAGACAGCTTGAGCTAGATAGCTATGAACAATCTAAAAACATATCAAGTGCAAAATTTGAAGAACAACAGGCGCTATTAATAGAAAGACGTGAGCTTGTTTTTGAGAAAAAACTAGAGGACAAAGGAGCTGAAAGAGAGCTTTTAGATGAGCTGGATAACCAGCAACGTGAATTAGATGCAGCCAAAAGGCTAGAAGATGAAGCCGCAGTTTCTATTCACGAAAATAACATTACAGAAATAAAACGAGCACAAGCAGAAGAGCGAGCGAGATTGGCTAGGGCGGTACAATCTGCTGAAATAAACGCTTATTCCTCTTTTGCTGGTAGCTCGTTAAGGCTTATTGAAAGTTTTGGAAGTCAATCATTTAAAACAAAAAAGAGATATGCGATTGCGCAATCAATTATTCAAATTACAGCGGGTGTCGCTCAAGCACTTAATAATCCTTACCCTGCTAATATTGGTTTTGCCGCTTCAGTTGCCGCCGCCGGAGCGTCATTAGTTTCAACTATAAGATCGACCAATCCTAATTCCGGTTCCGCTAGCCTTTCGCTCTCGGGCGCACCTAGCTCTCAATCAAATAATGTAGTTCCTTTTTCTAGCGCGCCCACCGTACAAAGCAACCCTAGTGCAAATGACGCCACTAGAAGTGAAAGTAATTTTCAAAGCGGTCAAGCCGCTACCATTATCAATATATACGAAACCAAAGCCGCCGAAGAAGATGACGATGTTTTGATTAGGCGTATAGAAGGATTAACGATTAACCCAGAATCTCGTTTTGTTCAAACGATGAAAAACGAGGTGGCTAATGGCTGATTTTAGTGCAACCTATACAGCAACTAAACGTTTAACCGCGGGGCATTTAATTAATACCCAGCAAACGTTTGAAATTGATTTAAGACAACTCGATCCAATTGATTCATTTAATGCGACTCAAACTTTTACACCAAATGATGCCGAAACTGAAATGGTGTCTTCAACGGAAGAGTATATTGTTGAAACAAAATTGATGGATAAAGCGACCATGCTTTTGTGCCGTGAGTTTTTAAATAGTTGCTCTGCCAGCGAATTATTTACTGTTATTTTAGAGGGTGGCGCAAGCCGGAATGCTCATCTGTTTTTGAAAAGGTCTTTATCGCCAAGTAACCCTAGTCCTCTTAAATATCGTTATAAATTTAAAATAAGAGTTTATTAATGCGCGTTTTCAATTCTGAATATGATCAGTTTGTTCAGTCATCAAATAAATCTTCCCGTTGGGCGATTCAAGTTGCTTTTGATGATGCCGCTACAGATTTTGTTTATTTCACCTCTCATGATGATGTGCCTATTCCTGCGGGCGAAACAGTTGTTCATGGTGTTTTACGAAATGTTGGCGCTGTATTACAACAACTAAAACCGGCTAAATTTAATTCAACTATTGGTAACTTGAGCTTTTCATTAGTCAATGTTAACGGCAACGTTGAGTCGGAATTAAGAGCTAAAAGGGCATTAGGTATTCACCTTTTTGGTAAACGAGCTCGTTTGTTTTCTGGTGGCGTTGGCTTGCAATGGGGAAGTTATATTATTGAAACCACTCAGTGGATTTCAAGCGAGTTTGATTATAGAAAAAATCAATACTTAGTGTCTTGCAAGGACTCGCAAAGCCTCATGGATAAAACCGTTAACAGACCACCGGAAACACGGTTGTCGGCTGGTGTAGGCTCATCTGATTTGACGCTCCCTATATACAACTCAAGTGAATTTAACTTAGTGCAACAAGATTCACTATTTGTTGAAGCGCCCAATGAGCTTTGTACGTTTATAGAAATATCAGACAATAATCAAAAAGAATTTTGTAAAGTGACGGCTATAACTGCAACCGAATTAACGGTTGTGAGAGGCGTAATGGGAACGACTGCGTTTGGATGGGCTGTGCCCAATAATGCGGATGAAGATAGAGGGCCTAAGATTAAAGAGATGTTTACCATTGATATGAACATGGCCAAATTTGCTTGGGCTTTTTTAACCGGTGAAGATTTAGATAATATTGGTGTTAACTTGTTTCCGGAAGGGCGTCATTGCAACGTTCCAACTAATCAATTAGTCAGACAAGAATTTATAGACTTACAAGCCGAAAATGCGACCAAGGCGCAACACATGGCCTTAAAAAAAGTGAACGGCAAACAGTTTTTTGAAGAGCAAATTGCATTATCACTGGGTTATTATTTAGGAGTTAACGGAGAGGGTTTAATGAATTTGCGTTCATTGAACAGTGTTCATAGTAATAACAATGTGGTTGGAACGATTGGTCAAAATGAGATGGTTGATTTTTCATCTTTAAAGCATGACGCATCCGAAGTGGCTAATTTTATTAGTATGTTTTGGAGTTGGGATGAAAGACCTAATAAGCCAGAATATCGCCGTAAAGCAACGTTTGTGATTAAAAACTCTAAAACACAGTTTGGCGAAAAGCCTTTGTCTGTCTTTTTACAACTTTTAAATGCCAGCACTTCAACTTCTTCCACTTTGCTAGCAATTGCTAATCGGTACATGAGCCGTTATGCCGGTGATTCTGTTTATTTTTCTTGTAAAACGCTCCGTAAACAAGCGCGATTTGAAACGGGCGATATTATTAATGTGGAGCATCCATCGATAGCCGATTACACCGGCAATGGCTCGCTTGGAAGGGCAATGCAAATTGTTGGTAAAAGCATTAGCCAGTCAAAAGGGATAACGTTTAAGTTTTTTGGTAGCTCTTTGGTTGCCGATCCTATTACCGATGGTGATGTTAGGGCCATGGCTGATAGTTATTATGATTCAGAAGGTCAAGTTATTCCTAACGTGAGCGCAAACAGCCTTACAACCGAAACCACCTTGGTGGGCGGTGTTGATATTCATGCGGCTGCTAATGTTTATTATCATCTTGGTGATTTGAATTTAAGCTCAAAACTGAACATTGAACAAAACGTTCAATTGAGAGTGAGAGGATTTATAACCGGCACCGAATTTATTAATTGCGTGGGGAATGGTCGCGCAGCTGGCGGCGGTTATATTGGAACATCCATTGGTAAATCTGGATCGGATGAATATATAGACTTCACTGGATGGGATGCGAGCTACGAAGTGAATGGTGATGTAAATACTGGCCAACATGATGCTTTTCCTGTTTTAACGCTTGATAATTTAGATGGAACAATCATTAACGGCATACCTTCTGATTTGCGTGGAAGTGCGGGCGCAAGCGGTGGAGATTCTCTTTATGAGAACAATCAAACTAATGAGTCAGAAAGCTCGTCGGGTGCCACGGGCAACGATTCTGGTTCTGGTTTGATGGTTGTTTGCCGGGGCATGTCTTTATCTGGCAATGCTAATATTGATATGTCTGGCGTTGCTGGAAACGTAGCGGTTGATAGCGTACCAAGTGGGTTTGCGATAGGCGGAAATGGAGGTCACTCAACACCCGGCGGTATTTTGATATTGTTAGATGGCGGAACTTCTAGCGTTCCAAATATAAATGGCAGAATGACCGCTTTATCAAACGATCCTAGTTATGACGCAGGGATGGATATTGGACAAAGTGTTGCCAGGATTCAATTTATTCCCAAGGCTAGGGTTCCTGTTGAAGATGATCCCATTGATGACAGCTCTACTGCATTATACACCTGGATAAAATTTGCAGACGATGCAGTTGGCGCAGGTTTAACTGACGATCCAACAGGCAAGGCTTATTTAGGAATTGCGGTCAACCAAGCCGTGCAGGCAGAAGGAACCAATGCGGCCGTTTATACTTGGTCAAAAATATTAGGTGACAATGGTAATGACGGAGTAGGCCAAGATGGAGCGGATGGCACAACAACCTACACATGGGTTAAGTATGCAGATGATATTGCGGGCGCGGGGCTGACTAACGACCCAACAAATAAAGATTACATCGGTCTAGCTTTTAATAAAACGACTGCAATTGAATCGACTATAGCCGGAGATTACACCTGGTCCCTTTATGTTGGTAGTGATGGCGTGGCGGGCGCTGATGGCGCAAATGGTACTGACGGCCTGCAGGGTTTGCAAGGTAACGATGGAGCTGACGGAATAGCGGGAACCAATGGCGTTGATGGTGTTAGCACTTATTTTCACATAGCCTATGCAGACACTATAGCGGGAACAGGGTTTAGCCAAAATCCCGCAGGAAAATTATACATAGGTACCTATGTTGACTCTGTTGTTGCAGATGCAAATTCAACCAGTAATTTGTGGAATTGGCAATTAGTAGTTGGCTCCGATGGGGCGGACGGCACAAACGGCTCAGACGGTATCGCCGGCACAAATGGAACCAACGGACAAACCAGTTATTTACATATTGCTTATGCAAATGACAGTGCAGGTTCAACTGGGTTTAGCACAACCAATTCTGTCGATAAATTTTACATAGGGCAATATACGGATTTTGTCTTGGCCGACTCAAACATCGCAGGCGATTATTCTTGGACGCTAATTAGAGGCGCAGACGGCTCAGCAAATCTAATAGATCCAAGAGAGTGGGTTGTTGGCACCACAGGAAGCCAAGGAAGCTTTCTTAGAAATGGTTTGGCCGATGAAAACTCAATTGTGCTTGATGTTGGGCCACATGGAATTACAGAGCCTATTTGGCGATGTCAATCAAATATTGGTGATGGGTTGGGAGCGGATGGTGGTTGGATAAATGACTCTTTAACATCAGAAAACTACGATCCAACTAAAACATATCGTTTTAGCGTTTGGGCAAAACAAAGTGAAAGCGTTGGTACTGTTTATTTAGGGTGTCTAGCTTGCTTAACTTTAGCTGACGTTGTCACAACTAATCCATATTTTTGGAACGGTGATTTACCGACTAACGTCAAATGGTATCTCATAATTGGGGTGCTTCATGGTTCAAGCTACACAGGTTCAGATTTAGGTATCTCTGGAGTTTACGATCCATCTGATGGCTCAAGAGTAATTGATGCAACTGAATTTAAAAGTGACGGCTCTTCAACGCAAAGACACAGGGCATATCTTTATTATTCAAATTCACTTACAAATGTTGTCCAGTTTAGCAGGCCAAGGGTTGACGAGGTTAACGGCAATGAACCGTCTCTATCTGATTTAATGGGTAGGTTAGCTACTGATGGAGATACTATTTATGAAATATACGAATATAGTATTGATGGTGCAACACTGTGGCATAGTGATTTTCTAACTTCAGATATGTTCAGACGTACTGCTACTGTTACTAACGGTGTAGTAGGGGCATTCTCGTCTGCTGCACAGATATCTGGAAACACTCCTGTTGAAGGTTCTGATTACTATATTACAGATGGGTCTTTTAAATCTTACGTATTCACAACCAGCGTATTGGCTCCTGCTACGCCTAGTGGTGGATCATTCACAGGTACTGTTGAAACTGCACCAGCAAGTTGGCAAGATGACCCTTACTACACAGAGGGTGAGATAACATGGGTTTCTACTTCTCTATACACTCATAACGCAGTAGCTGATACTTGGTCAAATAACGCATGGTCAACTCCATCAGAGTATAGTGTTAAAGGTGATTCTGGAACATCTGGGTCATCAGCACTTAACTCAGGCCGTAGGTCTAATGATTTAAGTTTATGGTATAGAAACATCACCAGAGTCGATACCTTAACTTCTCCGTTTATAACTAAAACAGTATCAGATGGACCTATTTGGGGCGATGCTTTAAGTCTTACAGATAATAATGACAATAGCCACACCGTGGTTAGTGAGGCTATAGGTATAACCCCAGGACAAAAATATAGGGTTTCGGCACAGGTAAGGCAGCCTGTAGGAGATAGAAGAAACTATTTAATAGTAATTTTTTATGATTCTTCAGACGTTCGTATATCCAACTTATCAACACCTGTTAGTGACTCTTCTGGTTGGCCCGCAGGGCAAGGCAGCTACAATTACTATTTAGCGGATTCTGTGTTTCCTACAACATGGACTAAATACTATACCGAATTCGGTGGAGATGCTATAGCTACAATACCATCTAATGCAGTCACTATGGCTATTGGCGGGTTGTTTGTAAGACAGGGAGATGTAGGCACTAATACCACGATAGACATTCAAGATATGCATATTGTTGAAGTAGCTAAGGATGGAACAAATGGTATCGACGGACTGCAAGGTTTACAAGGTGCTGATGGAACTAACGGAATTAATGGTGCTGATGGCACTAGCACTTATTTTCATATCGCTTATGCAGACACCATAACAGGTACAGGATTTAGTCAAGATCCAGCGGGTAAGTTATATATAGGAACCTACGTAGATTCTATTGTTGCTGATGCAGGTTCAGGCAGTGGTTTATGGAATTGGCAATTAGTAGTAGGTTCTGATGGGGCAGACGGTTCTGATGGCCTAGCAGGATCAAATGGAACTAATGGGCAAACCAGCTATTTGCATATAGCTTACGCAAA